GATTCAGGAGATCATGCCTGCCAAGGGTCCAGTCAGAACGCAGTGCTGGGGTACACAGACACGCGAACGAATGGATCAAGCAAAGCGTGTGCAGGACTACATGAACTATCAGCTTCTTGAAGTTATGACTGAATATCGGTCTGAAACAGAGAAGCTTTTGTTTAGCCTGCCATTGGCTGGTAGTGCGTTTAGGAAGATCTACTATGATCCGTCGCTGGGTAGGCCCACGTCTATGTTCGTGCCTGCCGAAGATTTTGTGGTTGCGTTTAACGAAGCTGACTTAGAACAGTCAGAGCGTTACACCCATGTAATGAACCGCAGTACAAATCAGATTAGAAAGCTACAGGTTAGTGGTTTTTATCGTGATGTAGAACTCACGACGGGATATATCGAAGACAATCCAATCACCGATAAATTCAATGACATCGGAGGCGTGTCACCGTCAGGGGATACCGAAGATCGCCATCAGTTACTTGAGATGCATGTGGACGTAGACCTGCCCGGCTTTGAAGATGCAGATGGTATTGCACTTCCTTATGTAGTCACGATAGACAAAGCAAGCGATACAATCTTGTCTATTTACAGAAATTGGGATGAAGATGACGAGAACAAGGTTAAGAAACAGCACTTTGTGCATTACGGATACGTTCCCGGCATCGGATTTTATAACCTTGGCTTGATTCATATGATTGGAGGATTAGCCAAGTCCGCGACTAGCCTCCTTAGACAGCTAGTAGACGCGGGCACACTATCCAATCTACCGGGAGGACTTAAGACTCGTGGACTCAGAATCAAGGGCGACGACACGCCCATTATGCCGGGCGAGTTTAGAGACGTTGATGTGCCGGGCGGGGTTATTCGCGACAATATCACCTTCCTTCCTTATAAGGAACCTTCTTCGGTCCTTTATCAGTTACTGGGTAACATCGTCGAGGAAGGCAGGCGTTTCGCGTCTATGGCGGATCTCAAAGTAGCAGACATGAACCAAGAGGCTCCCGTAGGGACCACTCTTGCAATCATGGAACGCGCTATGAAGGTGCAGTCTGCTATCCAAGCTAGGATCCATGCAAGCCTCAAGCAGGAGTACAAGATTTTAGCAAGGATCATTGCTGACTTCACGAGCCCGGACTATCCGTATGAAACGGACGCAGGCGAAGGCATTAAGGCTGAAGACTTTGATGATCGCATTGATGTGGTTCCGGTGTCGGATCCGAATGCTTCTACAATGGCGCAACGCATCATGCAGTATCAGGCCGCTCTGCAACTCGCACAGCAGGCTCCGAATATGTATGACTTGCCGCTATTACACAGGCAGATGATGGAACTAATCGGAATACCGAATGCAGATAAGGTTGTACCAATGCCTGACGAAGTACCTGCTAAGGATCCGATTACAGAAAATCAGGCCATGATGACCCAAGAGCCGGTCAAGGTTTACGAGTATCAAGACCATGAAGCTCACAACCGTGTCCACATGGCACTAAAGAACGATCCTCAAATGGCCCAGCAAGTTCAGAACAGTCCTGCGGGTCAGGCTATTATGAGTGCGTTAGATGCACATGTTAGAGAACACTTGGCATTTATATACCGCAGACAGATAGAAGAAGAACTTGGAACAGAGCTACCACCGATGGGTCAACCGCTACCAGAGGACATAGAAAAGAGATTGAGCAAGCTGGTGGCCGATGCGGCAGACCAGTTAATGGGCAAGAAGCAACAGCAGGCGGCGGCGCAACAACAAGCACAGCAACAGCAAGATCCAATTATTCAAATGAAGCAACAAGAGTTGCAGATCCGCCAATCAGAGGTACAGCGCAAGGCTCAAGCGGATCAAGCGAAGCAAATGCTCGACCAACAAAAGCTCGCGTTGCTTGAAGAAAAACTAGATGCAGAACAGCAGATGGATGCGGCTGAGTTGCAACTAGAAGCACAGAAAGTTGCACTTAAGGCAGATTCAGACCAAAAGATGCGAGAGGCAAAAGAAGAAGCCGAAGGTATGAAACTGATAACAGACTTAGCAAAGGAAGATACGAGTGAGTGATGACGTTTTATCGTTGCTCAAAAAAAAGCTGAGGGATCAGATGAACGAATTGGCTGATCATCTGGCCGTGGGATCCGCGAAAGACATGGAAGAGTATCGTAAGGTCACCGGCATCATCGAAGGCTTGGCTTGGGCAGAACGCGAAATAATTGATTTAGAAGATAAATTAAGAGATCTATAAAGATTGTAGAAGTACCTTTTATCGCCGTATGGCGCATGTTGGACAATTTAACGAGAGGTCTGTATGACTACGCTCGCACAAGAAAAAGAAAATGAAGTTATTGACGTTGAGGACATCACGTTCAAAGATGCAGATGATGACAAAAACTTTGCATCGCAGTTGCCTGAGCCAAAAGGCTACAAATTACTGATCGCACTTCCTGAAATTGAAGAAAAAACGGAAGGCGGTATCATCAAATCCGTGCAGACCCAGCACGAAGAAAACATAGCCACGATTGTTGGATATGTAATGTCTATGGGTCCAGACGCTTACGCTAATTTTTCACGGTTTCCTACTGGTCCTTACTGCGAAGTAGGTGATTGGGTGCTGTTTAGAGCGTTTAGCGGTACACGAATCAAAATACATGGGAGAGAATTCCGAATTATTAACGATGACACTGTAGAGGCGGTCGTAGCAGATCCCAGAGGCGTAGAAAGGGCTTAACATGAGCGAGGAAACTGGAAGGATGAGTAGCGAAGACAAGTTTTTGGGTGTAAAAACGACTATAGAGCCACCCGTACAGGAAAGTGTAGAGAAGGAAGAATTAGATATTGAAGTTCTTGATGATCGTCCAGAAGAAGATCAGCGGCCTCCGGCTAAGGCGTCAGACAAAGAAGATGACGACGTAGCAACAGATGAGGAAATTGCCCAGTATGGAAAAAGAGCCCAGAAGAGAATTAAAAAACTCAAGTGGGAATACCATGAAGAGCGTCGGGCAAAAGAAAGAAACAAGAGGCTGGCGGACGAAGCGGTAAACTATACACAGACGCTTCAGACAGAAAACCAACGGCTACTCAAATTAGTGCAGGATTCACAAAAGGCACTAAATGAACACAGCAAGTATGGCGCTACTACCGCATTGCAGATGGCAGAAGCGGCATTCAAGGCGGCACACGAGTCAGGGGATTCTGAGCAAATTGCGGCGGCACAAAAAGCTCTTACTAATGCCCAACTACGAGAAGCTTCGTCTGGTACAGTGTCCCAAAGGGTTGTTGATGAGTGGAAAAAAGAAGTTTTAAATCAGCAACGCGAACAAGAAAGGCAACGAAGCAGAGAGCCACAAGCACAGCCAGAGGCGGATCCACAGGCCGTAGAATGGTCACAGAACAACCCTTGGTTTGGTAATGATACAGAAATGACAAGTTTTGCATATGGAGTGCATGAGAAGTTAGTAGGTCAAGATGGTGTTGACCCAAACACTCCAGAATATTATCAATTAATAGACAAACGTATGAAGGAAGTATTTCCTAATTACTTCGGAAACGACGAGTCAGGCTCTCACGAGCAAGTAGTTGTCGATTCTGCACCTCGCCGTAGAGCGAGCCCCGTGGTAGCACCGGCCACTAGAAATACTGGCGCGGCCCCACGCAAAGTCACATTGACTCAGACACAAGTTGCACTCGCGAAAAGATTGGGCCTAACACCCCAACAGTATGCAACACAGCTTATCAAGGAGACAACGATATAATGGCTGATGAACGCGCTCCACGGGAGCCAAGAAACTTGGATAATCGCGAAAGCGAAGAAAGAGCTAAGGCTTGGGAACCCGCATCAATTTTACCTGATCCTGAACCGCAGGATGGGTGGGTATTTCGCTGGATAAGAACTTCTATGGTTGGCACCGCAGACAACATGAACGTGTCAAAACGCTTTCGTGAAGGCTGGGAGCCAGTGAAGGCCGAAGACCACCCAGAGTTACAAATTATGAGTGATCATAAGTCGGAATGGGCTCAGAAAGGCGGTATTGAAGTTGGTGGACTGTTGCTGTGCAAGGCACCACAAGAACTAGTGGAGAAGAGGCGGGCTTATTACAGAAGTCATGCTGAGTCTCAAATGGCGGCAGTTGATAACAACTATATGCGAGAAAACGATCCAAGGATGCCGGTTCTCGCTCCAGACAGAAAAACTCGTGTAGCGTTTGGCGGCGGAAGCCGTTGACCACTGCACATAACTTAGCAAATAGGAACTGATTATGGCTACTTCAGCTTCACCATACGGTGCGCGGCCAATCGGTACTCTTAGTGCATCTGGTTCTTGGTCCGCCAAGGTCAGACACCTACCAATCGGTAGTGGGTACGGAACCGCCATCTTTAACGGTGATTTTGTGAAGTTAGCGGCAGATGGTGAGATCGAAAAAGATACAGGCACCACCGCGCTAACGGCAGTAGGTATTTTTGTGGGTTGTTCCTACACACCAAGCACAACGAATCAGAAGACGTTTAACACGCAGTGGCCTGCGTCCACAACTGCTACTGATGCGATGGCTTATGTTATTGACGACCCATTTGTAGTATTTCAAATGCAAGGTGACGAAGCACTGAACACCACGGACCGTGGACTTAACGCGTCTGTTGTTCAGACTGCTGGTAGCACTTCGATTGGAAAATCCAAGAATGCCTTGGATGCTTCAACACCAGCTACCACAAACACGCTTCCTCTCCGGATCATCGACTTCGTTGATGGCCCGATGAGCCTTGCGCCAGTTGGAACGACCGCGAGTGATGCCTATCCTGACGTTATTGTGAAATTCAATGCCGCGTCGAGTGGGTCAGCCTCTAATCATTCATACTTAAACGCCACCGGCGTATAATAGGAGACTGACAAATGGCTATTTCACGCGCACAACTCCTCAAGGAGCTTTTGCCGGGATTGAATGCTCTCTTTGGAATGGAGTATGGACGTTACGATGACGAACATACCGAAATCTATGAGACTGAAAGTTCCAGTCGCTCTTTTGAGGAAGAGGTAAAGCTTTCGGGCTTTGATGCGGCCCCCGTTAAAGACGAAGGGTCTGCAATTTCTTACGATGCCGCACAGGAGAGCTTCACGGCTCGCTACAACCATGAGACTATCGCCATGGGCTTCGCTATTACAGAAGAAGCTATGGAGGATAATCTTTATGACTCCCTGTCGGCTCGTTACACTAAAGCCTTGGCTCGTGCCATGGCTCACACCAAGCAGGTTAAAGCTGTTGTTCCATTGAACAACGGATTTACCAACGCTTACCAGAGCGGCGATGGTGTAAACCTTTTCACGGCGTCTGGTGACGGCGTAACCGGTGGTGACGGTCACCCACTCGTTTCGGGTGGTAAGAACTCAAACCGTCCGGCTACTGCTGTTGACCTCAACGAGACATCTCTTGAGGCCGCTGTAATTCAGATTGGCAAGTGGACGGACGAGCGTGGTCTAATGATCGCCGCACGGCCTCAGAAGCTTGTAATTCCACCTGATTTGCAATTCGTTGCAACACGGGTGATGCAGTCTGAGCTTCGCCCCGGAACTGCTGACAACGACATTAACGCTGTGCGTTCAATGGGTGTTGTCCCCGGCGGAACTGTTGTGAACCATTATCTAACCGATACGGACGCATGGTTCTTGATGACGGATGTTCCTAACGGAATGAAGCACTTTAATCGTGTTGCACTTGAGACAAGCATGGACGGTGACTTTGACACCGGAAATGTTCGCTACAAGGCTCGCGAGCGTTATAGCTTTGGAGTCTCCGACCCACTAGGGGTCTGGGGTTCACCCGGAGCGTAGTTTAGGTTGGGGGTGGGAGCGATACGTCGCTTCTGCCCCCAGTCTTCTTTTATTCCCTGACTATCGGCAAACCGATAGACACTGGCCACGACAGGAGAACTTAAATGGCTAACACAACTTTTTCAGGACCAGTCCGATCAGAAAATGGGTTTGAGGTAGTATCGAAAAGCTCATCGACTGGAGCAGTTACAACATCTTTTACTTATGACGGTTCAGGGATGCAGGTTGCACCTGTAACCTTATCCGATGCTGATACTTCGATAACTGCTGCCACTCATGGTGGTAGGGTTGTTGTAGTTCCAGCCATTGGCAGTAACCGTACACTGACACTTCCCAGCCCTGCTGAGGGTGTGTCTTTTACGTTTGTTTACGGTGGAGCGGCAGAAGAAGCAGAGAATCTGATTATTGATACTGGTGCTGACGCTAACTTCTTCATCGGTGGTGTTGTTCATCTGGACTCTAATGCGGACAACGTGTCCGTGTACGCAAATGGTAGCTCCAACTCAATTCTGACTCTCACGGACTTTGGTCTCATGGAGATCAATATCGTAGCAAAAGATTCAACGAATTGGATCATCTGGGGTTAT